TTCTGGGGTTACTTCAGGAACCTCTACAGGAGTGGGATCAGGTTGAGGAGTAGGTACAGGTGTCGGTTCGGGTGTAGGCGACGGTGTAGGTTCGGGTGTACTCGTAGGAGTAGGCTCTGGAGTTGGCTCAGGCTCAGGAGTAGAAGTTGGAGTAGGAACTGGCGTAGGCGTGGGTTCTGGTACAGGCGTAGGTTCTGGAGTTGGTTCAGGAGTAGGTTCTGACTGCGGAACAGACCAGTCACCACCCATAATTTCCAACGAATACACCCCAGTTGTAGCCTCATTATACGCATCAGCCTGCAACATGTAATCACCAGCGTCTAACGTCACAACCAACAACGCATCCCAACACATATTAGACCCATCATTATGCTCCGCAGAATCATCATCCTGAAACAACAACGCACCAGCATCATCAAACAAAGACAAAACAGGATCAGCAGCATACAAATCTGTCCCCTGTTCCGTTTCCCAATCATCGCAAGTCAAAGAAGTAAAAGTCCTGACTGTAACCTCAGTCTGTTCCGTTAAAGTAAACGTAAACTGCGGACCCTGATTAAAAGTTTCAACAACAATGTTACAATCCCAGCCATCATCCGTAGCCTCACACACCGTTTCCGCAGCCGCAGGCGGCGCAAACCAAACAACAACAAGCAACGAAACAAGCAAGCCCCGACTAAGAGCCTTAAACACCCTAGACACCTAACCCCCCAGTCAGATTATTTCAAACGACCATTCCTACCATGACCATTACGAGCCCTATTAGCGCTTGAGTTCTCAAGAACAAGACCCCCACCCTTCGTATGCGACAAATCCTTACCAGACAAAGCAACACCACTACGTTTCGCCTTGCGTCTAGCGGTAGACAACTCAGAACGCTTCTTACGCTGCTCAGGTTTCTTATTAAACTTCTTATCATACGCCAATTTCTTAGCATACGAACCAGGATTAGCCTTATACGCTTTAGCAGACTTCTTAGGATTCTTTGTCTTAGGAGGAGCCATTACTGGCAACTCTCACAATAATCAGGATTTTCCAAACCACATTCCAACGGCTCATCATCGCCCCAATCAACATCATCAAACTCATCAGGATTCGACATCTAAACCACTCATCAAAGACTCCAACTCAGCATGCAACTCAGCATCAGACAAACCAGACACAGCCCTATCATCATCAACCACCAAACGACGCTTAGGAGTAAACTTCTCAATATACTGCAAATACAACGAAGCAGCTTTCACATCACCAGCCACAGCAGCCGTATGCAACGCGTCAACTACACTCTGAGTACGTTCAGGGTGTACATTTAATTCAGCAGCCCTACGGTCCCACTCACGAACAAAACGAGAATCAGCCTTCCAACGTCTAACAGTACGATCATTAAAGCCATTCTCCAAAGCCCACGCCTTCGACGTAGCAGGCTGCCTATCCTCCGACAACAGCCAATCTAAATACTTCTTCCAGGTATCAGGCATAACCTTCTCACCTGTTTCAGGATCAGTTGTCCATCCCTTACCGCCACCATTCTGCGCCATAAAATACCTCCTACCAAAAGATTTCCGTGTCCCACTAAAAATATAGCAGAAATATGGGACACAGCTACTTATTAGTGTATGGGGTAAGACGCTTGAAGAAATTGCCTCACAATTTCTTCAAGCTCCTCCCTCCCACCCCACCGTACTACCATTGTCTATCAAAACCAACGTCTATCAATATATAAAAAACACTTACGATAGACAGTGAGAACGTATAGAAAAAATAAAAACACTCCACCTGTCCCTTCATATCTATACATATATAGGTTCGGAACCCCCACCCCCCCTTGGGGTCGCCGCCGCCGATAGTGGGTGGGCTTCCTGCTGTGTTTTGAGAATGGTTCTCATTCTTATTTTATTTAATGTAGGCCATTAGATAGGTTCTCGTAACTGGTCGTTGAGGGTGGTTGTCTGGTGGTGGTTTACTTGCCTTATTTGGTGGGGCTTGATTTCGTACCCTCAAGTAGTGGTTTAGGGTTGGTTCAATGTTTGGTGTTTTTAGGGTGCCGTATAAGTGCAGGTCAGGGGCCATATTTTGAGGGTGCTTGTAATTGTCAGTACAGGGTGTACTTTGTAGGTATGACTCATTCACCTCAACACCTCGAAAATTTCAAGGCTAGGTTCCACGTGGAACCAGAGGTTACGAGTCAGAGAAAAGGAACCAAATTGGAACCAACACTACAAACCCTGCCAGATGCAGGTGTCGAGACTGACAACCTCGATCAAACAGAAGACCAAGTAAATCACTTGGCACTTTCAGCCGTGCAAAGTGCGGAGGAATTTAACGACGCTTACGGAGATCAGCAAGAGGAACACTTTAATGTTCTATTCAGTATCTGCTGGGACCAATACAAGAGCGACGAACAGACGTATGAAGATTGGTTTAAGGTCTTCAAGTCTGCATTGCTCTATGGCAACGTTGCAAACCCGCTAAGCACCGTTAAGGGGCTCAAGGCTTATAATAAAGCTAAGATCGCTACGGATTCCCTAGCGACGTTAGAGCCGATCACCGTAGAAGTAGAACACGACGGTGAAACACTCACTAAAACAGTGGACATAGCTAAGGTCATGAGAGACAACGGAGAACAGATCACCAACCGTGAGTTAGTCAAGTCCTCTGGTGTCTGGTCCGCTTTGGCTACTGCCGCCAGTGATGACCCTGCAAATGTTGAAAGAAAACTAAAGACTTTCTTCCAGCAAGATTTGCCAGTGAATCAACGGCGCTCGTTGTCTGCGGTTGCTGGTGCTGGTAAGAACGGTATCAAGGCAGATAAGAACAGAGGCGGCGGAGGTAAGAAACGTTCGCCACTTACTACAGCCCAAAATAATCTGCGATTGATTGCGGCTCCTGATTGGCAGATAATAGTCAAAGAGTTCGCGAGTGAAATCGCAGAAGCTCAAGAGGCTATAAGCTAACCAAGTTAGAGTTTGGGGTTTTGGTTCCACGTGGAACCAAAACCCCAAACTCTAACTTGGTTAGCTTATAGCCTCTTGAGCTTCTGCGATTTCACTCGCGAACTCTTTGACTATTATCTGCCAATCAGGAGCCGCAATCAATCGCAGATTATTTTGGGCTGTAGTAAGTGGCGAACGTTTCTTACCTCCGCCGCCTCTGTTCTTATCTGCCTTGATACCGTTCTTACCAGCACCAGCAACCGCAGACAACGAGCGCCGTTGATTCACTGGCAAATCTTGCTGGAAGAAAGTCTTTAGTTTTCTTTCAACATTTGCAGGGTCATCACTGGCGGCAGTAGCCAAAGCGGACCAGACACCAGAGGACTTGACTAACTCACGGTTGGTGATCTGTTCTCCGTTGTCTCTCATGACCTTAGCTATGTCCACTGTTTTAGTGAGTGTTTCACCGTCGTGTTCTACTTCTACGGTGATCGGCTCTAACGTCGCTAGGGAATCCGTAGCGATCTTAGCTTTATTATAAGCCTTGAGCCCCTTAACGGTGCTTAGCGGGTTTGCAACGTTGCCATAGAGCAATGCAGACTTGAAGACCTTAAACCAATCTTCATACGTCTGTTCGTCGCTCTTGTATTGGTCCCAGCAGATACTGAATAGAACATTAAAGTGTTCCTCTTGCTGATCTCCGTAAGCGTCGTTAAATTCCTCCGCACTTTGCACGGCTGAAAGTGCCAAGTGATTTACTTGGTCTTCTGTTTGATCGAGGTTGTCAGTCTCGACACCTGCATCTGGCAGGGTTTGTAGTGTTGGTTCCAATTTGGTTCCTTTTCTCTGACTCGTAACCTCTGGTTCCACGTGGAACCTAGCCTTGAAATTTTCGAGGTGTTGAGGTGAATGAGTCATACCTACAAAGTACACCCTGTACTGACAATTACAAGCACCCTCAAAATATGGCCCCTGACCTGCACTTATACGGCACCCTAAAAACACCAAACATTGAACCAACCCTAAACCACTACTTGAGGGTACGAAATCAAGCCCCACCAAATAAGGCAAGTAAACCACCACCAGACAACCACCCTCAACGACCAGTTACGAGAACCTATCTAATGGCCTACATTAAATAAAATAAGAATGAGAACCATTCTCAAAACACAGCAGGAAGCCCACCCACTATCGGCGGCGGCGACCCCAAGGGGGGGTGGGGGTTCCGAACCTATATATGTATAGATATGAAGGGACAGGTGGAGTGTTTTTATTTTTTCTATACGTTCTCACTGTCTATCGTAAGTGTTTTTTATATATTGATAGACGTTGGTTTTGATAGACAATGGTAGTACGGTGGGGTGGGAGGGAGGAGCTTGAAGAAATTGTGAGGCAATTTCTTCAAGCGTCTTACCCCATACACTAATAAGTAGCTGTGTCCCATATTTCTGCTATATTTTTAGTGGGACACGGAAATCTTTTGGTAGGAGGTATTTTATGGCGCAGAATGGTGGCGGTAAGGGATGGACAACTGATCCTGAAACAGGTGAGAAGGTTATGCCTGATACCTGGAAGAAGTATTTAGATTGGCTGTTGTCGGAGGATAGGCAGCCTGCTACGTCGAAGGCGTGGGCTTTGGAGAATGGCTTTAATGATCGTACTGTTAGACGTTGGAAGGCTGATTCTCGTTTTGTTCGTGAGTGGGACCGTAGGGCTGCTGAATTAAATGTACACCCTGAACGTACTCAGAGTGTAGTTGACGCGTTGCATACGGCTGCTGTGGCTGGTGATGTGAAAGCTGCTTCGTTGTATTTGCAGTATATTGAGAAGTTTACTCCTAAGCGTCGTTTGGTGGTTGATGATGATAGGGCTGTGTCTGGTTTGTCTGATGCTGAGTTGCATGCTGAGTTGGAGTCTTTGATGAGTGGTTTAGATGTCGAATCCTGATGAGTTTGATGATGTTGATTGGGGCGATGATGAGCCGTTGGAATGTGGTTTGGAAAATCCTGATTATTGTGAGAGTTGCCAGTAATGGCTCCTCCTAAGACAAAGAATCCTAAGAAGTCTGCTAAAGCGTATAAGGCTAATCCTGGTTCGTATGCTAAGAAATTGGCGTATGATAAGAAGTTTAATAAGAAACCTGAGCAGCGTAAGAAGCGTTCTGAGTTGTCTACCGCTAGACGCAAGGCGAAACGTAGTGGTGTTGCTTTGTCTGGTAAGGATTTGTCGCATACGAAGGGTGGGGGTCTTGTTCTTGAGAACTCAAGCGCTAATAGGGCTCGTAATGGTCATGGTAGGAATGGTCGTTTGAAATAATCTGACTGGGGGGTTAGGTGTCTAGGGTGTTTAAGGCTCTTAGTCGGGGCTTGCTTGTTTCGTTGCTTGTTGTTGTTTGGTTTGCGCCGCCTGCGGCTGCGGAAACGGTGTGTGAGGCTACGGATGATGGCTGGGATTGTAACATTGTTGTTGAAACTTTTAATCAGGGTCCGCAGTTTACGTTTACTTTAACGGAACAGACTGAGGTTACAGTCAGGACTTTTACTTCTTTGACTTGCGATGATTGGGAAACGGAACAGGGGACAGATTTGTATGCTGCTGATCCTGTTTTGTCTTTGTTTGATGATGCTGGTGCGTTGTTGTTTCAGGATGATGATTCTGCGGAGCATAATGATGGGTCTAATATGTGTTGGGATGCGTTGTTGGTTGTGACGTTAGACGCTGGTGATTACATGTTGCAGGCTGATGCGTATAATGAGGCTACAACTGGGGTGTATTCGTTGGAAATTATGGGTGGTGACTGGTCTGTTCCGCAGTCAGAACCTACTCCTGAACCAACTCCAGAACCTACGCCTGTACCAGAACCCACGCCTACGCCAGTTCCTACTCCAACTTCTACTCCTGAGCCTGAGCCAACTCCAGAGCCTACTCCTACGAGTACACCCGAACCTACACCGTCGCCTACACCCGAACCGACACCTGTACCTACTCCTCAACCTGATCCCACTCCTGTAGAGGTTCCTGAAGTAACCCCAGAA